GTCAATTGATCGCCATATAAAAAACCGTTTATTGCTTTTTCTCTGTTTTGTTTTGCGTTGGCTAGTTTTTTATTTCTGTAGGTTGCGCCTCGAGCGCTGTTGCATGGTTTGCATGATGCGACGTAGCCGTCGTCTATGGATCCATCACGGTCGCTCTCAACGAGGTGATCTAATTCCGTTGCAGCGTTACGCCGGCACCAATGGCATGTTGGGTTGTCCCTTAGTAGTTCGGCTCGCGCTTGTTTGTAGATCGCGGTGTCGTGTTCGGTGCGTTGGCGTGTCATGCTCGCGCGCTTTGCTTGCGCTGACGCGGCGCTTGCGCGCCTTGTCCTTGGTGTTGGTGGGTTGTGTTTGCTGTCGGGTTCATGTGTGTTGCTTTCTGTTTGTTATGTGTATGTTATGCGAACCGATCAATGACAAAGGGATGAATGCTCCACCCACGGGGTTGCCCTAACCCGTACCCTTTGCACTCATCAGTCGATTATGTTTACGACTCGCCTCAGCGCTTCGCCTGAACCATTTCGCATTGCATGATTCAAGACGCGCTGACCTACCCACGTCACCGTGTTTTATACCTTTCACCTTGCGAGGGGTGTAGGCCTTGCTACTAGCCGATTGTTTACGCTCTGGGATTGCTCAAGGTGTAGAGAATGTACTCCATGTCGCTCGGCTTCCAGACTGCTGCATGGCATCCAGCCATTTCACATGCGTTTAACCAAATCTTTTGTCCAGGGGTTGTCTTGCCCTTCTCGGCCTTCAACTCAATGACCAACGGCCGACCGCCTTGAAATGGGTGAACCATAAACAGATCAGGGAAACCAGCGTCACCTTGCACGTTGGTGAGCCATCGTCCTCGAGTGTTCTGTGCCGGCAGATCGTGATGCACTAGCCAGCCGTAACGCTTGGCAATGCCTATGACCGTGTCCTTAAAGTCGGCTTCGCTGATCTTTGGGTCTAACTTCATTACAGCGCGGCCGACCAAACTTTGTCAGCCAAATGCTTAATTGCCCACCGTACAAATTGCTTTGCTTCACGCTGGTCTTCATTGTCCATGCGGTCATAAATGCCTTGGAGCCGTTCAATTGCGCTAATCAGTTCATCCAATGTCATTTCAGCCTCTCAATGATTTTGCTTGCTTCGTGGGATTTTAAAAGTTCTAACACGGCGGTGTCATCCTCTAATTGGAACTGGATCATCTCCAACAACGCAAGATCGTCCATGCCTTTGTCTTTTGCCAGTTTTTTGATGTAACCGATTTGCTTCGGTGTAGCAAACGCCCCTCTCGGGATGTGCTCCGAAGCCCCGGACGGAGTTGGAGACGCGTGACCTGCGTTGGGTTGCTCCGCCCGGGACACTTTTGACATTTCTTCACGACTCGGACGCTTGCCATGAGTCGCATAACCACAATTCGCCAATGCTCGGCCTATTGCGCTCGTTTCACAATTTTCAACAAATGACGTGGAGTTCACGCCACGATCAGAACGAATTTCTTGCGCGTAACCAGTAGCAGTTGGGACGGTTTCGCTGTTTTTGAAATAGATTTCAGCGCGAAACACGCAACTGTCGCCGTCGTAACTCATCATCGTGGTTTCTACTCGAGCGCCTGGACCATGTTCAGCCCAGAAGCGAACAAGCCGATCCTCTACGGTTTCGTAATTGCTGAGGTCAAATCCCATTAGTTTTCCAACGCTTTCAATGCTTCATAAGCGGTACGCAATTCGTGAACGGTCTGGAATGTTTGAGCGTTTAAGAATGTTTCCACCGCTGCCAGTAGGTCGCTAAATGCTTCTTTGTTTTGTGTTGCTTTTGTGACCGTTGGCATGTCTAGGCGTAGCGCTTCGCCATGGTTGTCCCTATAACGCGCATGCAGATAGATCTGTGATCCTTCTCGAGTGCGCTTCAACGCAAAGATCCTGCCTGCTTTGTGCAAGACGCTTAACGCGCCCGATATCTGGCCATGATGCAAACCAAGTTTTTCGGATAGTTCTTTCCAAGTGTTGCCATATTCAGTTTTGGCTAACACTTCAAGGATCTGCTTTTGACGTGATGCGGTTACGCCGCTTTCATCCTCATGGATTGCGCGCGCCGTTGATGTTTCAGAATTAGCAACGTGGCCAGATTTGCCGGCGTAGGGAAGCGATGGATGAAACAGGTCTTCTTTGTTCATGTCGGGATTCTTTCTGTTAGTCGGGTTTTACTTTTCCGCCAAGTTCTTCAATTGCCAAAATAACACACTCGGCGTAGTCGTCGTTGCCACTCAACTGAAAATCAATAACCATGTTTCGCAATCCTCGAATAAGGTGATCTTCACGAAACTTGCGCGGTGTGTGGTTAGGTCGCGCTATTTCATCAATGAGGTTGAATACGGCCATTGTGTGTTTCGCCATTGGGTTGCTCTCCATAATCATTTGTCGGGTTTCCTCGCTTAGTTCGCCTTGATTCCATGCCACGCCTTCGCTCATTTCACACTCCAAGGTCCCCAGCCGAACCCGTAGCGCTCGACGCCATAATTGTAGATTTCTAATCCTGCAAGCAGATTAGTTTGAGCGTGTAACAGATCAGACGTCTGGTTGATGATGCCTTTTTGCTTTAGCCATTTTGTCCATGACCGGTCGTTAATTTGCAGTAGGCCGTAGTCTTGGGATTTGTCACGGTTGAGCGTCTTATTGTGGGCATTTGGTCGGCAGCCGCTTTCTCGAGCCATTATTGACTCAATGACGGTCCTTTGATCTGCAGGCCAGCCAAGGTTGACGGCTAACGCGCTGAACTGCTCACAGGCTGACGTATAGGGATCGATGTAAATCGTTGAACTGGTTGTCGTGGTCGGCTCAATCAGATATTCCTTCACGAATGGGATGGTGCTAGAAGGCTGTGATTGGGCATTAGGAGCCCCTAGGAGCGAGGTAAATCCCCATATGGCAGAAATGATGCCAGCGATGAGTTTTGGTGCGGTTAGTTGCATAAGTTAATCCTTTCGTCGGGTACATCGACCCTAGGCAAGCCGGTGGGCTATTGCAAGGATTTTGCTTTGCGCCACTCCAAAACCAACGGGGGTATGACGTCGGCGTTGAAACAGTTGACGTGCCAAGGCTCCGAATCCAGTTCCCAACTGAATCCGTAGTCCAGCGCGGTTGCTGCCATGAAGGATAGACGTTCGCCAGATGCTTCGCTGACGTCAATGGAGATGCCCCAGTTGTGGTTGCTTTTGCCGGGTTGCGCGATTGGTGCAAAGCCGTCTTTGAGCCACCAATTTTTGCCTTGGAACACTCGAGGGGTTTTGCCTACCTGAGGAACTGTGGTCATGCGTTGGTTCCAAGCAACCATTTGCGTTGTGTAACTGCGGTATGTGTCGGCCGCGCTAGTCGGCTTGAAGGTCTTGATGCCTTCAGCGAATGCTCGGTCGCGCCAAGCAAGCCAACAATCGTTAACCGAAAAAAGCAGTTTGCCGTACGGTTTTGTGTCAACCAGCATGTTTGCTGGAAGTTCGCCGGGTTTACAATGCGCAAGAATCTTCGGAAGAACGACCTTGCGTTTATGCGGTACGGCCAAAGGCTGCATCCTTTTTGTTTACCCAGCGCATGAGTGGCGGAATGATCGCAGCAATGGCACCTTTGGCGTAGTCGCTTGGATTGGTTGTGCCGGTTGAGTAAACCGCAACTAGGGCGCCAACAAGTGAACGTGCATATGAAGCGAGCATTGCTTTGTCTTTATCTTTCATCGTGCTCATCCTTTGATTTGTTTTTTAGTCCGTTAGATGCCAGTAATCCTATTAGACCGCCAGAGAGTGTCATAAGCATGGGGTTGAGTACTGAGAATGCTTCTGCGTCATTTGGGGCTTGCTCGAGCGGTTGTGTGACAAATAATAGGCCGTAAAGCAATGTGAAGATTGAGCCCACAAACGCAAGCGTTAAACCAATGCCAACGACAAGAATTAACCTTGCCTTGATTTCTTCATTGGTGTATTTAGCCACAGCGTCCAGTCCCAACTTGTAGATCAGATGAAATCGTTACTGGTTGATTACCAGCGCGTACACAATTCTTGCGCTCACGATCAGAACAACCAGAGCATCCCCAAAGGACTACCGCAATAAGTGCGGCGTATCCAACAAGGTAACGCCAACGCATCACTTTTTCTTAGTTGTTGGTGCAATTGGGTATGGGTTGGCATCTTTGATTGCTTGAACTGCAGCGTCCCAATCTGCTTGAGTTTTGGTGCCACGTTGCCATTCGAAGAAAACTGGGTCGCTTGTTTTGATGTATTCGGCGTGTCGAGTTTTAGCAACCTGGTCGTACTGGTTTTGGTAGTCAACTGCTGGCCATTGTGCGTCAAGTTCTGCCTGTGTTGGTTTTGGTGTTTCGTCCAACCAATTGAGACCGTCGTAGGTATCGCCGTCCAGCGTCCATTCTGTGCCGGCATAGTTAGCAATGAGGATTGCGGTGTAGTCAATCATGCTGAAATCTCCATCACAGTCAATGTGCTTGTGCCACGGCCAAATGCCGCAAGGTCGGTATCTGTTGCGGTTCTGTTCACGAAAATTGAAGTACCGCCAGCGCCAAATGTTCGTATTTGCAATTTGTAGGTTGTAGCAGATGTTGTTGCTGGGCTATCCAAAAACGTGTTCGTGACTTGACCAAACACTGCGGCGCCTAATTCTGGAATAACCGTGTTTCCTAATGACCTAGATCCTGCAGCGGTCGCATTGCCAATAGCAGTAGCACCACGCAAAATCTGTATACCGCCCATGTTCGTGCCAGCCTGGCCACTCGCTTGAACGCTGTATGAAACCAAGATTTGGCTTGAAGTTGATGACGGAGTAATAGTCAAAGTCAACCCAGTCAAATCCGTATAAGTTGCGCTTCCAGTAGTAAAAGTGTCCGTTTTCGTTACGCTTGCAACTTGCAGGACGCGGAATGCGCCACGCAAATTGTTCATCTGTGCAGCGGTCAGAACGTCGCCCGAAACGAACGCTGCTGGAAGTGTTGTTACTGTTGCCATATCTTCTCCTAAGTTAGTCGGTTATCCGAGCCCGTATGCGGAATCGTTCAGTTTTGAGGTGTTGAGGATAAAAGCAGCATAAATGTTGCCCGGTCCTGTGTAGATCGTGACGATGTGATTGTCTACGGTTATTCGATGCCCGATGCCTTCAACAAAGAGGTATTCGGTTACGACGCTGGGGACGACGCCTGCTGGGAACGATTTGGTTACTGCTATCTGTTGCCCGATTTCAAGGTTTGCAATAAGGCTTTTATTTGCATCGGAAAGCGTGTTTAGGGAAACGTCCAAATTGCTGAACCAGAACGCTGGAACTGGTCTAAGCAAATAATACGCCAACGCTCCTGCATCCTCAATGGTTGCAAGAAGGGTTATCACGATCGGGGTTTCGGATACCCCAAATGTGTCAATGGATGTGTCGTCTGTTGCTGTTGCATAGGTAGTTGTTGGCGTCAGGTCTAGTGTTGTCGGGAACGCAGGTGTAATAGCCACGTTGACGGTATTAACTACTGACTGCGTGGTTTCTTGAAAATAGTTGCGGTTTACCGAATTACTGGTTGCGGTGGCGTCGGCAAGTGCAGCGATTTTTGCAGCGAAGTTAACGTCCCATTCTGGTGCTGGCATGGTTTTAACTGTTCGCTATGTCAAAGGTGTCGTATTCGACGCCTGCGCCGGTATCTGAAAGGGTTACTGCTGGCGCAATAGTTTGAGGTAATACTCGGGCTTGCGCTGTAAATACTCCGCTTCTGGAAATAAACATTCGGCCGTATTCACAGTTTTGGAGTCGAAGTAAATAGTCCTGTAAAGATGCACCGTCTTCAATTGGAACCGCCCCAATCGTTGATACTCCTGTTGCAATGTCTCGTAGTGATGTTATGCCAGCAGAATCGAGTACTGCGTTAATCCGAGCCCCGTATTTCTGTTGAGTTGTTGTTTGTGCTGCAAGTTTGATGTTATTAAATGTTTGTATCGTGTCCGAGCAGGTCACGTTTACCGTTGAATAGTTTGGTTGCTGAATGTTTTGGTCATATGTAGTGATTTGACCGTAAAACAAATATTCGCCGTTACGGGAAATCCTCACCGGTGTTGATACGCCAATTGACAATCGTCCGTCTATTGAGTTGTAGTAAGGGCTTGCTGTGTTTACAACTGAAAAATAAAAGTTCGGGTCATAGATCCTGAAAGATGCCGTACCGGGGTTGCAGGATGGTTCACGAAAAGGGTTTTGCCTTCCGCGCATAATTTGTACGTTTTGAATGTATTGGCTTATGTCGTACCATACTGATCCGCCAAGTACGGAAGTCGAGTTCAGTCTTGATGTATCAAGAATGAAAGCGTTGGCTGGCGGTGCGCCTGTTGCATATGCCTCAATCGTGTAGGTGCCGCAGTTCGGAATAGTGCTCGGCATGGTTATGCCGTTCTAATTCTTAACGGACCGACGTTTTGATTGTAAAAACGCAGGTTGTCATAGACAGCGTTTGCAATGTCTTGAGATGTTCCTAGGCCGCCTGAAATGTTGATTGTGATCCCACCCATGCCACCGCTTTTGCTTAAAGGGATGACTGCTTCCGGACCTGCTTCACCGATAAGCGCCAATGTCGGGCTGGTAACAATTCCGCCGTCTGCCATTTTTGGAATGTTTAAACCGCCGCCAGATGCGCTTGATCCACCGCCCATACGACCAAAGTTCATATTTGGAATCAATGGGATATCTGGCGCAAGCGGAATGGCGTTGTAGGCCTTAATGATCATGTTGACCATTCCAATTGCTGCATTGCCAACGCCTTCAAAATACCCAATAACGGTATTAACAATAAAGTTCACGCCCGTTCTAAACCATTCAAACTTTTTGTATGCAATGACTAATGCTGCGACAAGTAGAGCAACGCCTGCTGCAATAAGGCTGAATGGGTTTAATGCCATAGCAATGTTCGTTGCAACGATTGCAGCGGCCACCAGGCCGATGGCGCCTGCTATTGCAAGAAATGCGTTGGGGTTTTCTTGAGCCCAATCTGCAAACTTTTGCAAGATCGGCAATACTGCCTCGACTACTGGAAGCAGCGCGGCGCCAATTGATTCTTTGGTTTCCCCAATTGAGTTCTTAAGAATTGCCATTTTCCCGGCAGCGGTTTCGGCGTTCTTTGCTGTAGCACCGCCAAAGGTTCCACCGAGCACGTTCATTACTTCGTCAAGCGTTGCGCCTTCTTTAATCATTGTCGCCATTTCTGGGGTCAATGATCGAAGAGCCTTAAAGTTGCCCTGGTAAGCCTTGGCAAGCGCGTCGGCGACTGTGGCGCTGTCCATTTGAAGCGCTGTACTTATGTCCATGACAAGGTTCATGTCCTTCATGGCAATGTCAACGTCTTTGGTACCACGGACCAACGCCTCAAGGCTTGCGCGGTATTCGGTATCGGCAATGCCGGACGCGCGACTCATCGCGCTGATCTGATCTTCAATCTGTGCGGTCTGTGCAGCGCCAGCGCCAGTCACGTTTTGCAGGGTTAACGCAAGCGCGGCCTGTTCTTGCTGGTCTTCCATGGCGGCTTGTGTCGCTGATCCGAGGGCAACAGCCAATCCAGTTAGCGCGGCAGCGGCAGGGATTGCAGCCTTCTTGATCGCAAACTGGGCTTTTTCTCCGTTTGTTTCTAATTGCTTGAACTGCTTGATGGCTTTTGAAATGCCTTTGCCGTCAAACTCGGAGACAATAGGTATGACTACGGCCATTACATCAACTCCCTGTTAGTCAGATCCATGACATGTTTTACGAGTTTTTCCATTTCAGCGTTGACCGTGTTCTCGTTTTGTTGCCATGCTTTCCACATTACTCGCGAACGACTGCCATATCGTGCTGTTAGCGCGGCACCTAAACGGCCTGCAGATGACATGTCAAACATTGTGCCGGTAGCAGATTGGTACACAATGCTGAAGGTGCCTACGTTGGTAGTCCTGCCGGCATATTCCTTGATTGCTCGAGTATTGATTTTGGCTGCAATCTTTTGTTTGTGTCCAGGTTCCCAAGGAAGCATTTGAAAACCTGATTTTGTGGTCCAGTTGCGCGCCATACCAGAAAGAGGAATATTTGAGGGGATCAGACTGTTGGCGTCCGTAATAACAGGTTTGGCAATGCTTCTGTATTCCCTGGTTATTTGAGTCCGAAGTGTCTTGTCAATTTTATTTAGGGTTTTCAGCGCTTCCTTGAGCCCTGCGATCTCAATAGTTGCGGTGACCTCTGACATTATTTGCTCCGTTTGTTTTGCTCATTTAACACAGTAATGACCGTGGCTAGGTCTTGTGAGTCAAACGGGATAGTTGGCGGCCACCAACCGACCGCAACTAGAAGATCGGCTAACTGGCGGCGGTAGGTGCCGCGTCGGTGGGGTTTGTATCGGTTTCGTCCAATACTGGCAGGATCTCAATATCTGGATTTTTGCTAATCCAGTCGCGCCAAGTGTCGCCTACTTGTTCGCCCTTAAGTTTCAGGATTGTGTGCATCCAACAGCAGTAATCGGAGTACAGCGGTTGCGATGAAAGTTGTTGGATGTTGCGGCGCTCGAGACGTTCCCATTCAGTCACCACAAATAGGTTCGTATAATAATACTCGGGCTTGGCGTCTGCAGATCGTTTGAGTTGCAGTTTGATTTTCATGTTGCTCCTATCGTCGGGCCGGGAGTGGCGCGAAACTTACGGGTTAGTTATGTCGCGAACCCAAGAACCGCCGGATGCTGAAAATGTCACCATAGCCAATTCGCCCACGGATGAGTTGATCGGCGTAAAGGATTCCAAAAACCCGTTACTTAAAACATACTCGGGGTTACTTGCAGACTCGGTAGTCCCAGATGGTGAAACAGTCATCGTGAACGATCCGTTGTTGAGAAGGTCGTAGAGCGTTGCTTCAACTTCGCCTGCACCGTAGGACAGGTACAACTCGACTGAACATTCCCAGAACATGAGTCCTGCGGTTTGACGTTCGCCTGTGTCGCCGAAAGCGGTTGCTGGCAAAGATCGTTTGCCGACGGTGATGGTGCAACTGTTGCCCTGATCGCTTAGGTCAACTGCAGCGCCTGATCCAGTTACGTTGATTGTTGCGTTTGAAAGAAATGTTGTCGTTGCCATGATGCTCCTTAGTTCTGGATTCAGTTTGTCATATCTGTGGGTTGTTTGTGTGGATTAGGCGACTGCTGCAAGCGCGCAATCAAGGTCGTAACACGGATACAACTGGCCACCAATTTCTAGGCTTGACGGCCTGCCAGCGGTAACGACAATTGTTGAGCCGATCACCGAAGAAACAATTGCTATGATTGAACGCAAAACAGGCAAACCTGCCGGGCCTGATCCAATTACCTTGATTGGAAACTCGACGCGCAATACGTTTCCGGCATTAGTTGTTGCGGTGAATGACGGGGCTTCAAGGTACACGGAATTGGGAATTATTTTTGTGGGGTCATTTACCACGCGGAGCCCTGTAACGGCTGTGAGCGTGGCTGTGAGATCGTCTAGCGCCTCGTTGAGAATGTCGGTGTAGGCCATTAGGCGACCGCTGGGCGAGGGATCCCAAGCAATTGTTTAACAATTGGGGTCAGGCTTTGCTGGGTTGCTGATCCCATGCCGTCAAACGTGGCGTACATGGATTCAACGGAACCACGGGAGCGCCATAGTGCGGCCGCATACATCAGCGCAGCAAGCGTAACGTCATGCCCTGGAGATGACCCAAGTAGGTCCCCTGTGTATCCGGACTCCTGCCTTCGGCGCCAGCAGAAATCGTTCGAAGCGTTTGTTGCTTGTTGCGCGAGCGTGTAGTCATCCGATGGGTTAGTGATTGAAACGCCCAGATAGGTGATGAGTTGCGCGACTGTGATCCAAGTTGGATTAGGGTTGTAAACAACAGTTCCAGACGCTGCAACACGGTCAACGTCGTCTGCGGTCTTCGCATACAACACTTGGTTTTCAATTGGAACCTCGTAATTGAAAAGCAGATCGCCTTGACTATCAATTCCAATAAATAGATGTTGTGGAAGTGCGCGGACGGTGTAGGTTCCGTTAAACGTAGCGTCAACTGATGAAACAACAATTGAACTGCCGACTGCAATCTCGCTGGGGGTCAGGAGTTGCAGTACGGCGTAGTTGTCAAGAAGGTATTTCTCGGTGACTGTATAAGTTGCCATGAGCGGATGCTCCGCTCTCGACTAGGCCTGGGTGATTTTTTGGATCATGTTCGCGTTCGCTTTGAACGACGCTGCATAACCAAAGATACTCATGGAACGGCCCAAGGTTGTAGGCGATTCGACTGACAACAATCCGCGGTCTTGGCGATATATTTCCATCGCATTCTTGTTAAGAATAACCATCGTCTTTGCAGCGAAGTTCTTGTCAACAACAATTTCAAGGCCAAGAGGATTTGATCCGCCCCACGTTGTTGCAGCGCCCGAGCCAAGGCTGTTGAAGCCGTTGAGTCCGCCGGCCGTGTAACCAAAAATCGGTCTGCCCGTTGTATCCGCCAATTGCATCATCAATCCCCAGGTGGCAGGATCGACCATGATGTGGGTTGGCAAAAAGTTGGTTGCTGCAGAAGTTACAACTGCTGCGTCATAGATTGACTTCAACAAGTCTGCTACTGACAAATCCCAGACGCCAGCCGATGTTGCTGCAGCAAGTGTTGCGTCTGCAGCGAAATTGTCAATGGCATCGAGATATTGCCCGCTCAAGTCTCGGATTACGACTTCGAGCGCGGCCGGATCTGTGAAGTCGATTACTTGGTATGACATGTTGGCGCTACCAGCAAAAGTTTTCTTGGTAACGGTGTTTGCTGCGATAACTGCAGTTGTTGCTGATACTGCGGTGAGTTCAGTTGTCTGCTCGGCTACCGACGGGTGGGTGGTCCACGTAGGTCTTGTGAATGTCGAACCTGCACCGCCGCCTGGCATTGCGCGAGTTCCTAGCGCCGTCAGTACTGGAGCGATGTAGTTAATGTCCGCAAAAACAGGTCCCAACAAGGTCACCGGGACGATACCGCCCACATTCGAGAGGACTTCATCGCCAGCGGCCGCTTCAATTGGCGACTTGTGATAAGCGCGGTATTCGTTCCATACGCGATTTGCTTGTACTGCTGATTCTCCGCCAGCGTGTTGTGCTGCGAGGAACTCTGCAGCGCTAGGCAAACGTGGTTCGCGCTTTGCTGATGCAAAAAGTGGGGTTGGGATTGAGGCCTCTACGGCTGCAACTACTTCGGTTACTTCGGACATTGTTGTCTCCTCTTTGGGTTCTTGTATTTCATTATTGTCGGTTGTTTCGTCTTCGTGGTGGATACTGGCAGCAATTTCTGTGATCTGGGCTCCTTGGAATGCCGGAATGGCAACCACCGATAATTCGGTCCAGGTTGCAGCCTTAATTTCCATTACGCCAGCCTCATCGTATGAGAACGAAGTAGGCGAAATCCCGATTGACACGGAATCAAGCACACCGTCTTTCATGAGTGTCATGGCCTCATTGCCTTGAACGGTGTCGCTGATCTTGGCAGTAAAGAGCATTCCGTCCGGCGTTGATTCTCTAGACACCACTAAGCCGATTGCGCTCGAGGAGTCGTGATTCATAAATAGACGCGGTGGCTTGCCGTCAACTGGCAACGCGCCTTCAAGTACGCGAACAACCGTCCCGTCGGAAACTGTTGCTTCTACGCCGTAAGGAACTGCAATGCCAGAGATCGTGCGGCGCGGTTGGCCGTCTGGGCCTGCTGCATCAATGGTGACTGCTTCTGCTGTGAACTTAATCATTTGCTACTTCCATATCTGTAATTGTCATGTCTGTGGGTGTCATTTCTGACAGGTCTTGCTGGTATTCGGCTGACAAATAATCGTCGGAATCAAACCGCACGTATGTTCCGCGCGGTAATACGTTGTCCATTGAGAGTGTGTTTTGGATACATTCTGCGATTGCTTTAGCGCCAAAGGTCCAAAGGTCAAGCCTTGCGCCTTGGTTTGAAACATAAGAATATCCGCCGACGGCGATTCCTAAAAGGTAACTTGGGACGTTAGTGAGCCTGGAGCATTCAAGAGCCTGATAGTTCGCCGCGTCAATGAGAAGCATTTTGTCCGGGGTTGCGTTTGTTTCAATGTACTTCAGGTTCTCTGAAAGAGCAGCAGTTTGATTTGTTGCGCGCGCTGTATTAAATGCACTTGCAAGATCAGCGAGTTCTTGCGCGCTCAAGGGTTCACCGCCAGTTACCTGAAGGACTCCGGCCGGAATCAGACTGCTTGCGTTGCGGTACCTTGCGGACTCTAGTTTGAGCGCTGTTGCAACAACCATTGGAGACTGGTAAATGATCCCTTGTACTCCGCTGATGAACTGTACGACGTTTGTTGGATCTAGTTGTTGGCCGTTGAAGTAAAGTTGTTTTGACGGCGCAAAGAACACAGGACCGTTGGTTTGATCCATGCGCGTAATTGATCCTGCTGGGAGACGTTCAAACGCCGAAGGATATCCGTCAGCCGTTCTCGCCGTGATTGCGAGGTAGCCAACGCCATAGAAGAAAATGTCGTCTACCAACCATGAGAGCAACGTGGAGTTAGGAATTGTTGGCGAGATTCGACGCAACCAACTTCTAGGAGCGAGAGGGATTTCTTCCATTTCTCCTTTGGTTTCGTCCCACATTTCGCCGTACATTTCTAACGGCATGCAAGAGATAACTGATGCGATCAAATCTCGAGCGCGTGAGATCGCTGGTACTGACATTGCTTTGTTGCGCGCTTCACCTTCTTGGTAGGTGTAGTACTGGCCGATCATTGATTGACCGGTATATCCACCGCCAGCCGCTGCTGCTTTTGCAGGTGCAGGGCTGATTGCAGCCTTGCTTGCTTTGCGTTCAAATAATGCCATGCTCAAAGATTACAGATAGTCGCGCAATGTTGGTGGCATCCGCCTGCACCTAATCCGATCCCGACGAAAGGCTAGGCATAGCAGACGGACGCCATGAAGGATGTTAGTTGTTTACCGCGACGATCATTGGCTTCCCTGTAGCGGTTGGTCGCGCACATAATCCAATCCCCCAGACCATGGTTCGCGCTAATTCGATAGGTCCGGGAGACTTTTTGCTTGACAGATACAACGTATTATCGGAGCGGACCGCAACGGCGCGCTGTACGTGTTCGGCAAGAAGTTTTTCACCGGTGTGCAGTAAGCGTCCTTCGGAGATCATGTTTTTTGCAAGCGGTGTGAAACGTCCCAGTTCTGCATAACCAACAACGATCCGACGGCGCTCAATGTTCGGTGGGCAAGTGGCGTCCACGGTTGGAGATAGTGCAAACTTAATTGTTGTGTCTTTGGCGGCTTCGTTGACGTGTTGCCATAGTTCGGTTATTGACTCCGCAATGAACGCAACAGTTACAAGCACCCGACCGTCTGGAAGGTTCACGCACCGAGTTGCGCTGTATCGAGAATCGTCAAGCGATGACTCAATTGCAATTACTCCGCCGTCGGGAATATCCCCGTTGTATTCAAGGGACGGCCAACGCCCAGGTTCAATCCAACCGCGAACAACACTCACCCAAAGGTTGAGACTTGCGCGAAGAAAGGAAGCGCGGTCGGGGTTGGTGGATTCTTGACGGATCGTATCCATGTCGAGTGTGTGACCAAGCGCGGGATTTCCCCAAGCCCAAGTTGCAGGGCCGGCGAGCGGATCGGCGTGAGGCGGTGGACTCCATTCGGCCATGTACATCGACGACGGTTCACCTTTGTCAATGGCTCGGATACCTGCCTCTCTCCAGCGCTGGAACAACACACTTTGCTCCGTCCCAGCAGTACTGAAGAAACAAGCCAAAGGATTTTTGCGCGCACGTTGCGCTGGCAGTAAGCCGCCTTCAACGGAGTCAGGATTGACGTCAAAGAGTTCGTCCACGATCACTAAGTCAATGCTCATACCGTGACCTTGGTTCGGCTTTAATGCTTTAACCCACCATTTGCTGCCGTCTGGCATGGTGGCCTGATAACGGCCGTAAGACTTGACAATCTTGGCGCCGTAATACTCTTCAAGAATCGGGGCCAGATCATCAAAGAGCAAGCAAGCAAGATCCAGTCGGTGAGCGCCAGATACCACGGTCTGTTTACCGCCTCGGATTCTTGGCATCTCCACAAGCCAAAACAGGATGAGCGCCTGGATGATTGTTGTCTTTCCGTTCTGACGCGCAACCGAAACAAGACTCGAGCGATGCACAAACTTCTGATCGGCGTCAACCGCCAACATCCCTTCCAAAGCATGTATTTGCCATGGCATCAAATCAATCTGCAGCACCTTCTTTGCCATGTCCCCCACAAGCCCAGCGAACGACCCGGCATGATCTGGAATCATCGTTTCCAATCTCGGCCGGTCATGGCTAGTTACCGCTGGTTCAGGCTGGTTTTGGTCGTTGGCGACAAAATGAAGGA